AGTCCCGTCGGGCGGTTGCGCGGTCCATACACCGGGGATCGTGTCGTGCTCCAGTCCCGCGGGCGGGTTGACCTGGTTCGGAGCGAAGAAGCGAAGGAACTGATCCCACGATCCGCCCGGTTCGTGATCCGGATCATTGTTGTGAGCGGCGATCGCCGCGGCCCAAAAGAACTTCTCGTCGCTCATCGGTTCGACGCCGGGGACGGTCGACGACGAATAGGCGTCTCCTTCAGCGAAGCGGTCGAAGGCTTCGAAGACGGCCGGAAGAGCGACATCGGCCGCGCTCCGCGTGACCAGTTCTCCGAACGACTCGACCGTTGTTGCTTCTTCACCGACGAGACGCGCTTGTTCGGCCGCGAAGCGCGCTCCGTCAACCATTAGATCCGCGTTCCGAAGCAGGGTAAGAACGGCTTCCGCGGGACGGAATATCGGAAGCTCCGGAAGATAAAAGGTCTTGTCGTCTCCGAGATTGACGATTCCGAGCGACTTCAACGCTTTATCGCCGTGGACGTCGTACGGATCTTGTGTCTCTGCTTTCAAGCGGAGCGCCTTCAAGACGCGCGCGGCGTTTCCAGGGTTGCGCGCAAGTTGTTCAAGGCCGACCGCTCCGAGCTTGTACAGTAGCGCGGATTCTCCGATATACCGCGCGGCGAACGACGCGACGACGTCGGGAACGGCCGCATAGTCAAGCTGAGATTCGACCGCGCGTTCGGCCGCTTCGACGGGCGGACGTCCGCGCGCGAGCTCGACTTCAAAAACGCTTCGTCTGAAGTTCCGCTCGAGCGCGTCGGCTATACGCAAGAAGAAGCCGCGGTCGAGCGGGTTCGCGAAGTCCGCAACGGCGCCCGGTAACTTCCCGACGGTCGCCTTCCGAGCGTCGCGGAGAAGGTCGGCCGCGAGCGTCCCGACGCGTTCGGTGTCGAGCTGTCGAACCCCGATACCGTATTCGTCTTCGAGACGGTCGATCGTCTTCGACGAATAGAAGAGTCCGTCGGGCGTGCGGATTCCGCCGCCTTCGAAACGACGGCGAATGACCTGGTTGAGCGCCCGTTGTCCGGATCGCGTCGCGGCCGCGAGCGTGTCGCGGACTCCGAGCGTGACAAGCGGGACGAGCGCGAGCTGCATTAATCGCGCGGACTGCGTGACGATATTCGGCAAAATAAAGCCATACTTCGCGCGGCTTGTGAGATTGCGTCGACCAGTCCCGACCGCGAGCTCGTAAGCGTCGCGAGCCATCTTCGCCGCGTCCGCGCGCTGTCGGACGGGAACGGATTCGAGTTGCTTAAACAGCTCGTCGCCACTCTCGGCAAGCCCGCGTTCGACTCTCGAAGCCGCGCGGTCGTACACCGCGACACGCGGTCCCGATTCGCCCGCGAGATAGGCGGGAAGCGTCCGCTCCGCACGGTCGAAGGCAATCGCCCGTTCGAGGTCCATGCGTTGAACCAGGTCGTCCGGAAGATCGTCAAGCCGACGTTCGAGCGCGGCCGCGCGAAGCGCTCCTTCGGTCGTCTGCTTCGACGTCACGACAAGCCGACGAACACCTTCTTCGAGAAGCGTCTTCAACATAGCCGACTGATAATCGGGAAGAAGGAGCGTCGGACGTCCGAGCGCGTATTCACTCGCGGAGCTCGTTAGATAGCGGTCGACTGCCTTCAACGATTCGATCGTCGGATAATCCCGATTGAAGTCGACGATATTGTTCTCTCGAAGAAGCGCAACCGCTTTATCCCGGTTCGCGTCTCCGTATAGGTGTCCGAGCGTCGCCCGCCATCCCTTTTCTGGTCCTTCACCGGCAAGACGAAGATCCGTTCGGACCAGGTCGTTCAACGCCCGGTCGACGCTTCCGAGCCGTTCGACGGCTTGAAGAACCCGGTCGCGGAGCGTCCGAAGCGCGGTCCTTCCCGCCCGGTCAATCTCGCGGCCGATTCGAGCGCTCGCGAGCGTTTCCGTTTCCAGGGGACCGCGAAGCGAAGCCCGCAAGCGTCGAAGAGCGGGCGTCGCGGCAAGACGCGAGTCGAGCAGCCCGAAGCGCGCTCCGACGGAAGGAAACCATGTTTGCAGTCGAGTAAGGTCGGACGCGAGACGGGCGCGCGGAGTCATCCGCTCCGCAAGCCGGACGTCGTTCACCGCGAGCGCTTGTCGACGAAGATCGGCCGGGACGTCGTCCCACGAATCGAACTTCGAGAGCTCGCGTTGAAGCGCGGAGTCGGACGCGGAGAAGTCGCGCGGGCGCGCCTGGTCGAAGCGGGGAACGTCTTCGTCCGTCTGTCGGAGCACGGTTTGAAGCCGTCGTCGAAGGGCCGCGGGAATCTCGCCATACCCGAACCGAGTCGCGTCGGACGCTTCGACGAAGCGGCGCAAGTCATTATAAACGTCAATCGCCGCGGAGCGTACCGCGGGCGACGATTGCTCCGTTGCATCAAGAAGATCGTCGGCAATCCTCCAAACGGGTTTTACGAAGAGCTCGCGACGATTCTCCGCGGCGATTGCGCGCGCGTCTGCTTCAAGCGCCCGCGGAACTCCGATATTCTCCGTCACCATGACGAAGTCACCGGGAAGATTCCGCTCGACAAGCCGACCGACGCGCGCGCTAAGAACAGCCGATTCGTCGGCCGGTAGCGTGCGACGAACGACCGCGAGCGCTTCGCGAAGGGTATCGGGCGCTTCTGCTCGAAGCGCTCCGATAACAGCGTCGGAGAACTCTTCGGGGACGCTTCGTCGAACGGCTCGTTCGGTGACGTTCCGAAGGATTGTCGGATCGTAGTCCTCGCGCGCGTCTCGAAGCGCCCGAACGCGATCTTCGAGTCGGGCGACGTCATCCGCGGAGCCGGTGACGCGGACGGCTTGAAGCTCTTCCTCCGCGGCTTGTAATGCCCGCGTCGCGCGAGCTCGCGAAGAGAACCCGACGCCCGCGTCGGCCGCGGCTCGCGAAGCGGCGGACGCGCCTTTACCGAACACCGTCGCGACGTCGGTCGCGGTCGGTGTCAGGAGTTCAAGCATCATCCCGGCCCAATACGCATTGTCAGGATCGCCGGTCGTCCGCGCGAAGTTCTCGACGATCGCGGGCGTATCCATGAACTCATCACCGATTGTCCGGCCCTTCGAGACGTTCTGAGCGATCCGACGAAGCTCCGCCTCGAAGAAGCCGCGCGGATCTTCGGTGAGCGGGGGAACTTCGATATCTTCGACGACGCGGAGTCCGTTCGGATCATACGTCGACGCTTTCCGAACGGTTCGCGTCGTCTCGAATCCGGGCGTATAGAACGCGGCGCCTGGTCCGAAGATCGCTTCGGGAATCTCCGACGCGAACGCTCCGAGATTCCGAGCTTGTTCGTCGGTCAGTCCGGCCGACGTCGCGTATTCTTCGACGGCTTCTTGTACGATCGACTGAGGAGCGACAACGTCGGGGATACCGCGCGCTTCTTTCCACTGCTTCAAGGCGAACGCGAAGTCGTCGGGATTCCGCGGAAGTCCGTTCTCGTCGACTTCATATCCAAGTCCCGCGAAGTATGCTTCGCTCGCGGCCGCGCTCATCCAAGACAACGCACCGCGGAGAAGCGCGCCCGCGGACGTCTCGACGACACCGGCCCCTTGTTCGGGACGTGCCAAGATTCCGAGCGATCCGGGCGTTAGCTCCGGAATCCGATCCGTAAGCGGGACCGCTTCACCGGCCGCGTATCGACGATCGAGCTCCTGTTGTTGGAGCGCTCGTCGACGCTCTTCTTGTCTGAACTGTTCTTCGGGCGTCACCGTTTGAAGCGCGAAGGACTCTCCAATTTCTTCGAGAAGTGTCGGCTCGCGCCGTTCGCCCGTCTCCGGATCGACGTACACTCGAACGCCGCGGAGCGGAAGAACGTCGACGTCGAACGGAGCAGGAAGTTCCGCTTCGGGGACGGCACGACGACGAAGCTCTTGTTCTTGGAACTCCGGTCGGAGCGGAGACAGCCCTTCGACGTCAATCACGCGACCAGGTTCTTCGCGGATTCGAGTCGGCCGGAAGAACGGAAGCCCGCGCTCCGCGACCGCGGTCGGCTCTTCGCGTCCCGCTTGCACGGCTCGCGACCGGCGTCGTTCAAGTTCGGCTTCGAGCTTGCGAAGCTCTTCGCGCTCCGCTTCGACGACGGACGTCCCGCGGGGAAGGAATACACCGGGCTCCGCGACACGACGACGCGCTTCTTCCTCGAGCGCGGCCCGACGCTCCGCTTCGACGACGTCTTCGGGCGCGAACGTCACCGGCTCCGCGGCCGCGGTCGGCAGCTCGCGCGGCGTGACAAGCGCTTGTCGTCTTCGGGCTTCTTCTTCGAGTCGTGCAAGCTCGCGTCGACGTTGTTCCCGAAGCAGCTCTTCAAGAGACGGATCGGGCATTACTGCATCCCTTCGAGCCGACGACGCGCTTCTTGAAGGCGACGATCAAGCTCTTCGTCGCTCAACGACTGAACGTCGAACGGTTCGGGCTCCGGTTCGGGTACGTCGGGCGTTTGTCCGTAGCGCGTCGGCTCATAGCCGCGGATCGGTTGAGCCGCGAGAAGGTCGGCCGCGGAAGGTGGTTCGGGTTCGGGCGCGGGCGCGGGCGCGGGCGCGGGAAGCGGAGCGCCGCCCGACAAGACTGATTCGATCGACCGCGCGGCTCGCGAACCGGCCGCGGCCGGACTGACTTCGCGACCGCGGAGGAAGACGCGGTATCCGCCTTCCGGCCGCGCTTCGTATGAATACGACGCGTTCGTCGGGTCAGTGATCCGAGCGGGTTCGGGTTCGGGCGCGGGCGCGGGCGCTTGGTCGACGCTCGGAAGCAACATCGGCTCGCGAGCGGCTTCAAGCTCGCGGAGCGCTTCCGCGCGTGCTTCGTCCGGTGACAAGCCGCGAGCGCGGAGACGGGTATACAAAGCGCGAGCCGACGCGCCGGGATCTTCCGGCGTTCGCAATCCGCGAACGGTCGGAGCGACTTCGCGCGCAATCGCTTCGACCTGGTTGACGTCCCGACGAGCTTCTTCCGTCTCTCGAAGAGCGGCTTCCGCTTCCCGACGCTGTTCTTCCCGTTGACGCGCTTCGTCGGCTTCCTTCCGTCGTTGCAGTTCACGTTGTGAAGGCTCTTCGAGTCCGAGCGTCTGATATTCCTTGAACGCGAGCGCATACGCGAGCGCGTCTTGAAGGTCTTCGCCCGACAACGCCTTCGACAGCTGGTCGCGGAGCGTTTCAATATTGTATTCGCGGCCGGTGCGGTCGTATTGAAGAACAAGCGTTTCCGCGAGACGTTGTCCGCGGTTGACGGGCGACAAGCCGACGTCGTCCGCTAAGACGCTGGATAACTTGTCGTCCGCGTCGATCAATAAGTCGTAATAGGGTGTTTTCTGGTATCTGAGATATCGACCGTCGTTCCGGTCAAGGTCATAGCCGCGGGCGCGGAGCTCGCGACGAATCGCTTCTTGTCGCGGATCGGCATACTGCGAACCGGGCGCGGCTTGTCGACGCGATTCAAGCTCCGCGAGACGCTTCCGACTGTCGAGAACTTCTTGTTCAAAGTCGGCCCGCTGATCGTTCCGATAGGCTTGTGTTTGCCGCGCTTCTTCGTATATTGTCCGCGCGTATTCGTCTTCGATGGATGAAGGGTCGCCCGTCGCGCGAACGACCGCGAGAGCGGCTTGAAGAGCGTCTTCAGCGGTCGCGAAGGCCGACTTGTCGAGCGCTTCCGCGCGAGCCGCGAGCCGCTTCGCTTGCGCTTCGTCTCCGAGCTGCGCGCGCTCTCGAAGCGCGTCCGCAGTCAAGCCGCGGAGATTCACGACTTCGAGTCCGTCGTATCCGCCGCGGATACCCGACGGTCCCGCGAAGTAAGCTCCTTCGAGCGCTTCCGCGAAGGCTTGTTCGGCTTCTTGCGTCGCGGCACCTGGTCGCCCGCCCGTCGGAGTCGGGCGCGCGTTCCGATCCGCGAAGGCTCGAAGCTCCGTCAAGTCGGCCGCGGCGATCGAATACGTTCCCGCGACCGCTTCGAGCTGCGAAAGAATCTTGTCGGCTTGCGCGCGTGTCGCTCCGCGGAGCGCGTTCCGGGCTTGTGCGACGCCGGAAGCCGCGTCGCCGCGACGGAAGGGCTCGAGCACGGCTTGAAGCGTTTCGGGCGCTACGCGTGCGCCCGCGGCCGCGGCCGCGCGGCTTGCGGCGTCCGCTTGTCGACGCGCGTCTTCGAGCTGGTATTGCTGACGGAGAAGCGACTGAGCCGCGGTGAAGTCCGCGGGAGGAGTCCGGAAGACGTCTTGCAGTCCCGCGAGCGTCTGTCGTTCTTGTGCAATCAGACTGTCGAGATACTGAACGGCCGCGCGTTCGTCCTGTATCGTTCGCTGAATATCTTCGTAGCGATTCACGGCCGCGACCGCGCGCGCGTAGCGTTCGATATATGCGGGACGTCGTCCGGTGAAGGTGGTCGTCGGCATTGTTTACTCCGGAATGAGCCCGAACGAACGATCGCCCGTTGTCAGATATTGACGAAGAAGGTCCGCATCTTCAAGCGCTCCGAGCTGCGCTTCGACGAGTTGAAGTTGCTGCATTTGGGCGGCTTGCGCGCCCGCGACGTCGGCCGCGGCCGCGGCGACACCTTGCGCGGCCGTGCTGATTCCTTGAATCCGGGCAATATCGGCTTGTCTCTGTTGTTCGCGGAGCGCTTGAATCCGCGCGGCGTTCGCTTGTTCGGCCGCTTGTTCGGCCGACTGAATCGCGAGATTCTGTTCTTGTCTCATCCCGCGAACGGCCGCTTGTTCGGCCTGTTGACGAAGGAAGACGTCGCGCCCGGATACGGGACCTCGAGCGCTCGCGGCCGCTTGTTGAAGCGCCGCGGCTTCGAGTTGTCGCGCGGCCGCGGCTTGTCCGATCCGCGCGCGCGATTCGAGTCGGGCGCGTTGCGCTTCGGTCAAGGCTTCCCCGGTGCGCTCGCGTCGACGAAGCTCCGCGAGCTCTTCTTCGTCTGCTTCGGTGAAGAGCTTCTTCGCCGCGCGCGCCTGGCCGACACCTTGCGCGACCGCGCCCGCTCCGCTTGCAAGTCCGGCCGCAATAAGGGCCGCGGTGATTCCGACGGGCATATTCACCCCCTATAGGTAAAAGACTTCAACCGCGACGCCCCAATTTACAATGCCGACGCGATCCACGCGAGAATGAGCCGCGAGCCCGAACGACAAGCGCGTTCCGAGCGACGTCGACCGGATTATCGTCCCCTGCTTCGCTCCATAGCCGCCACCTTGAACGAACGTCTCCGACACCCCGTTCGGATACGCGTTCACGATCGGATAATTCTGATTCCGCGTTTCTTGTGCATACTGTCTATAGGCCGTGTACGCGGTCGACAGTTGCGATATCCACGGCGCAACGAAGACGGCTCGACTCGCTTCCGCGACTTGATAGCTTGCAGTCGAGTTGTCGTTTCCACATTCCAGCTCGAACCAGTAATGAAAGATAAGCGTCCCGGATCTTCGGATATCCAGCGTGAACGACGTGTTCGGAATGTGATGAAATGTCGTCGCGTCGGGTTGCCCGTTCCCCGTCAAGAACTTTGTCGCGAACGTCATCCGGATATTCGCGCTTCCGGCCCATTGTCCGCCCTGATGACCGGATACGCCGTGCTGTACACCGGAGAACGGTTCGAAGTCGGGCGGTTGAATGTGCCGACGTTGAATCCAGGTAGACGACTCGAAGTCCGTCGCGCTGATTCCTTCGTGAAGATAGACGCGAAGCGCTTCGAAGTTCCCTTCGGCCGCGGCCGCGGTTAGCGTCGTCCCGTCGACGAAGGTGTTCGGCTTGACGTAGGCCATTATTCCCGCCTCATAAGCACGGCTTGAAGGCTTCCACCGTTGTAATCGAGTCGGGCGTTCGTCGATACCGCGTCGTCCCGTACAAGGTAGTTTACTCCGCCCGTATTGAAGCTATGGCACACGCCGGTAAAGACGACGCGGACACCGAAGACCGTCGTCGACGTGACGCTTCGGAGATAGTGCCAGGCGCCCGCGACCGACGTCCATCCGACGTCAACCGTCAAGCGAGAGTTGAACTCGCCTTCGACCGGAGCGGCCGCGGTTTCAAGGAAAGCGGGGACGACCGACGTCGATCCGCAGTCCGCGAGCGCGTTCCCCTTGTACGCTCCGACGGTCGTGTTGAAGTCGCCTTGACCAGGTACGTCGACGAAGTTCGCGAGCGCGTTCGACGTGACGTCCCACTGCAACCAGAACGGCCAACACTCGACGCCGGTCGCGACGTCGATCGATCCGCCTCCGAGCTGCGCGAAGGTATAGCTTCCGAGCGCTCCGACGGCCGTCCACGGTCGCGACGTGACGTAATACGGGCGAACGGACAAGTCCCAATAGACGCGGAGGATATTCGTCGTGTCAATCGTCCAACCGGACGCCCCGAACGACAAGACGGTCGGTGTCGCTCCGCTATCGCTCACGATATGCGGCGTCGCGGGCGTTCCCGTTTGCCCGGAGACGGTATTGCTCGCGGTATGCTTCCAATCGTTGTAGCCGATGATTGTGTCGGCCGACCGTTGAAGGAAGACGCCCGTTTGAAAGTGTCCAAGATCAAACGCGGCGTCGCGGACGTTGAAGCGGTTAAGCGCGCCCGCTTGCGAGTAATCGTCGAAGCGGTCGTTCAAGTCGGTCGCGTCGACCTGGTCCCCGTCGACAATGCGTCCGCGAATAATTCGACTCATCGGAATCTCCCGACCGCGAAGTATCGCGAGCTATATATGTGAGCTTGAAGCAGGTTATCGCCCGACGGTAAAGACCACGCACAATCCTCCGACGGCTCCGTAAGTCGGAACTGAAGGTCGACGGATAGATCACCGGGCGCGAAGATGCTGGTCCCGAAGAGCCGACTATGCTCATGATACGCCGTCCCGCGACGCTCCGCGAGCGTGACGCCGTTCACAAGAATCCGAAGTCTCATGTACGCAGGCGAGCCGGGGAAGCCGTCGTTCGCGCCGCGGGCGAAGATATTCGAGACATACGCGTTGCAGCTCCACTCGAAGAAGAGCGATCCGCCGCCGAAGTTCGACAAGGTGATTGTCGAGCCGACGTTCGTCCATCCGCCCGCGTGAACCTGAAACGTCGACGCGATCCACATATTCGACGCGACCGACGTATCCGCGTCCGCGTCTTGCTGACCGTCGGACGCGGCCGGGTATTGATCGTCGGCATAGGTGCGGAGGATTGCACCTGGTTCAAGACGCGCTTCGTCGACGAAGCTCGCGGGAATCTGGTCGCGGTCGATCGTTGTAATCGACGACTGCTGAGCGCGGAACTCGTCGTTGAAGCCGTCGGGCGACACCGTGTTTCCGGAGCGTGCGTCGCGGTGCGTCCACTTCTTCATGCCCGAACCCCTGCAACGACGCGCGTTCCCTTCGAGGTGTATTCGTATTCGAAGCCGACAAGAACGAGGTCGTCCGTCGTGAACAGCTCGAAGCAGAACCACGCGGCAGACTGATGAGCGACGGAGTATCGGAGCGGGACAAGTCGAGCGTCGCGATATGTCGCGCTTCCGAGCGTCGCGCTATCAAGCGTCGCGAGCTCGCCCGCGTCCGGCGGTTGTGCCTTGTAAGTTCGTTCGATAACCGGCGTTAGCGAGAAGTCCTTGTAATGACGCATGGTTATCCCGGCGTCGCCCGTCGTCAGAATCCAGATTGTGACATACGATACTTGTTTCTGAATCTGAGGATCACCGGCCGCGAACCACGCGCTTCGATAGATCGACGTCGCGGGCGCGTCGTATTCGAGCGTCGGAGCGGGACCGGTCGACAACGTCGAACCGAGCGCCCGTTTCCCGCTGATTACGAAGAGTCCGCGTTGAGACTCCGCGTTTCCGGACTCGTCTCCGGTATGGTGTCCGAAGACGACCGTCCCGTCGTATAGCGTCGCGGCCGCTCCGACCGGGAATCCGAGCCGCGTCGACCAGGGCGACACCGACTCGACGAGCGGTATCCGGTCAAGGTGGAGAACAAGCGCTTCGTCGGAGCGGTCGTTTCCGTCGACGGGAACGTATAGCTGATATTCCCGGTGCTTCTCCGTATAGATCCCGATCGCGCGCGGATGACAGTCCGGAGTAATCCGTTCGATGAAGCCGTCTTGAAGCGTCGTCAGCGGGACGACGTCGTTCACCGCTCCACCGACGACACCGCCCGTAATCGCGTACACGCCGTCGGACGCGAGAAAGACGACACCGACGCCGGGAATCGCTTGCACACTCCGCGGAGCTCGACAGGACACCGACGACGATATCGTCGTGACGGTGAAGCCCGACGTGTAATCGCCCTGAACGACGTCTATTCCGTTCTCGCGGAAGACAAGAAGGGTCGTGTAGTTTCCGAAGAGCGCGGTGATTCCTCCACCCTGCGAAGATAGTTCGATATACGCGTCAGAACCGAACTGTTCAATAAGACCGGGCGCGGAGTAAAACAGCGTCCGCGGCTCATCCGATCCACCGTCAAGGAACAAGCAACCGTTGAACATCGCGGAGAAGCGCGCCCGCGGTGATGGTAGCGGTCCCGTCGCGATATCGGGCGCGGATTGTCCGAGCGCGGCCGTAAGCGTCGCGTCGAAGAAGGTCGTCTCGACGTTGTTCCGGACCAGGTCGATGAAATACAAGGTCGTATCGCCCGCGTCGACCGCTCCCGCGGCGTAGTTCGACGTCCGATAGAGCTTCCGCGCGACCGTCCCGTCGGGACCAGTCGGAAGGTCTAACGTCACCGCATGACGGAAGCCGAACGCATCTTCTTCGAGTGCCCATCCGACCGACGCGAGCGTCGACGACGGCCCTTCCGAGCCGGTATTGCTGACATACGACACGGCGTAGCCGAACAACGCGGGCTTGTCTCCGTCGGAGCCCGATAGATTGTTTGCGAAACCGAGCCCGTATTGCCCGCCGTCGGGAATCGCGAGCGCCTGTTGTGGACACCATAGCGTAGTTCTTCCAGCTCCACCGGCCGCGGGCGGAGCGTACGTCGGGGGAGGGCCGCCCGTAAGCGGCGGGTATGGTTTAACCAGGTGCGGAGTCGGAGCGGCCGCGGGCGCGTCGAAGCCGAACGGACGGATGCACTGGGCGATCGTCGACGTTGCTTCCGCGGTCGTTCCGAGCGGCCAGGGACGGACAATCACCGGCCGCTCTGATCCGTTCGTGATCACCGTCCCGTGCGGCGTGTCGGTGTACCACGAAGACGACTCCGTCGGAGCGGGGATCGTCCGGCCGGTCGCGAGCGTCCGAAGAACAAGCGTTCCCGCGGCTTGATAGAGAAGGTGAAGGTTCCCGTCTTCTTCGAATAGGATGAAGTCGCGAGCTCCGCCCGCGAGCGACCGTCCGACATGAAGCGAAGACACTGGTCCGCAGTTCGTGAACGGTGTCCAGTCCGACGCGTCGACGCGGAACGGCTCGTATCCGATACGCGAGCTCCATCCGCCCGTCGTCCTGTCGAGTGTCCAGTTCTGAACCTGTCCGCCGTTGTCGGGTGTCTGCGGAAGTCGCGTCTCGAACCCGCCCGCAAGCGTCGCTTGATAGACTTGCTGTTTCATGGCGTGAACGTCAGCTTCCCGAACGGATTCCGGACATAGCGATACCCGGCCGTCGGTGTTCCCTTGATGATTCGTCGCGGAACGGCTTTAAGATACCGTTGTTCCATCCCCTTATATAGAAGGTCTTTCTTCCGAGCGTATACAGCCGACAACGCCGGGTTGTCGACTTTGAGCGTTAGATTCTCTAACGCTGCATATGCGATAATCTGCGAATACGCCGCGGGAACAAGGGGCGCGTCTTGATCTTCTTGCAGTCGGGCGGGATGAAGAACCATCCGAACATTGACGTCCTGATCCGCGGAGGGATGAGGGTACAACTGGAACGATTGATACCCGGCCGATTGATTGTACTGATACCGAATCGCGGTAGACTGGAACGCTTGTCCGGCTAACGTGTTCAGTGACAAGTCCGGTTTAAGAATCACGCCACCCGTCGGAGCGACGGTGTCGGTCCCGATCGGAGGTTGCGGAAGCTCCGCGTCGTCGTTGCGAACGCGGACGGGCGCGAGAATGTTCGCGTCGGCACAAGCGAAGTAATATCGACGATACAAGCCCGTCGTGTTCGCGATCGTTTCGGGTTGGAAGTGGAGCGTCTGCGTATCGCTCAACGCGAACGACGCGATCTTCGACAAGCCCGACTCGAAGCCGTCGGAGACGTCTTCGCGGTAGACGCGATACGCGGTCGAGCGTGGTCCGCGGACGTTGCACATATAGACGTCGATCGTCCGGACACCTTGACCGGCCGGGACCGGTTGCACGGTGACGCCGCGGACGGTCGACGGAGCGGGGACGACTTTCCCTTCGGACGGAAGGAAAGCTTCGATCGTTCCGAGAAGGGACGCGTCAAGGTTCGCGTCTTCCCGCTCCCACTTCGACAGGAAGAGCGCCTTCGCCGGTATGCCGACGGAAGGGTCGGACACGTTCTCGACTGTCATGCAGTCGGACGGAAGGAAGACGTCGCGACGCTTCACCGTCGCGGCATACGCGCCCGTTACACCGACGAAGGGCCGGTCGAGATACAACGTCGTCCCGTTCTGTACCCATGCAATCAAGTGTTCGAAGGTGTTCCCCGCGGAGTCGGTGACGGTCACCGACGCACGGTCGAGAGCGGAGCCCGGAAGAACGGGGGACGAGCTCGAAGGGAATGTTCCCGTCACCGTCGCGGAGCCGTTCGTGAACGTCGCGGTGTATACCGCGTCGGTGTAGGTCTTCAAGACGCGGTCGCGAATACTGAAGTCCCACGGTCGGTCAGTTAAGAGCCGACCTTGCGCGTCGTTCAGTAGGCTAACGAGCTGCGTTCGATAAGTGGGATTCGTCGGATCGTAGTCGAGAAGATTCCCGACGAAGTCGATAAGGGCTCCAAGATTCACCGACGACTCCTTTCAAGGGATGCGTCGGGCGCCTGGTCACGCTTGCGCGTTCCTTCCGACCAGGCGACCGACGCGGACTCTTCCGGGGGGGAAGAGTCGGAGGGATCAGAACTGTTTGAAGACCCAAACGTCGGCGGTGTTCCCGGCCGCGGCTTCGAGACTCACGCCGCAAGCGGGCGCGGTATCGGCCGCGGCAATCGCGACGGCCTGTCCAGCTTGCGTATTGTCGACGACGAGCGCGATACCGGCCGACCCGACCGCGTTCGCGACGCTTGCGTTTTCAGCGTAGCCCGCGACAACGACGCGAACCTGATCCCCGGCCGCGGCCGCTTCGGTAGCGACACCGACGACGAGCGGATTCCCGGTTGCAGTACCCGCGAGCGCTTCGACGACGTACAAGACGCGGTCGGCTCCGGTCTTCGTGGTGTCGAGCTGGACCCAATCGCCCGCGGCGATTGCACCGTTCGCGAAGAACGTTTCAATCTGACGACGGTTCGAAGTGTCGCCCGCTTCACCGGCTGACAAGAACTGAATGAGAGAAGAGGTAGCCATGATATCAAGCCTCCGCGTCGAAGAGAACACCGTGCGAAGCAAGGTGTCCGGTGACAAGCTGCATCCGACAGAACACCATAGCGGCTTCTGTCGCGGTACCGGGGACGGGCATCATTTCAGACACGTTGAAGAAGCCGTCGGTGTCCGCGTAGAGCTGGAACTGATCGGAACTCAGAGCGTATGCGGAGATTGCATCACCGGCCGCGGGAACGCCCGCGTCGGATGCGAAGCCGAGATTCGGCTCAACGTAGATTCGCGCGCCGCGCCACATTCCAACCATGTCGCGATCCAGTCCGTCCCGATCGCCGGAAGAGACATAACGCACGCTCGACTGTTGAAGAGCCTGGAAAGCGGCGTAGCAGTTCGGAGACATGAGCAGGATATCGGGGAACGCGCCCGACGGGTTGCGGATCTGGCAGTTGATGAACAGCTCGTCAAGGTGTGCAAGCGAGAGCGTTCCGCCCGCGTCGACGACGGCGTTGAACCAGTTCTGACCGCGGTACGTCACCTTCGAGAGTCCCCCGACGGTGTTCAACTGCGTTCCGGTTGCGCGAGCTTCAAGCCAGCCGGTTGTATTCGGAGCCGCGGTCGCGGTCCCGTTCCCGTTGAGCGTCTGGAACGTGGTGAGCTTCGACGAATCTCCGACGATCACCTGACGCGACACTTCCTTCTTCAAGGAAAGCATGACGTTCTTCATCTTCGATTCGAGAATGTTCACGACTGCAAGATCGCCCTTGTTCGCGGCTTTCTCGACAGCCGACAGGATAATCGGCTGAGTAAAGTTCGAATACTCGAACTTCGCAGTCTGGAAGGGGTCGGTGACGGCCATTGACACCGGCTCGAAGCCGTTCGACAGTTCGGTGATCGAAGAGTGATCACCGAAGATAACCGGCTGCTCAACGCGGAGTCCGCCGGACACCTTGACCAGGTTACCGGCTTCTTCGATTGCGCGGAAGAGCGGATGAGACAAGAATGAGTTGTCGACGAGCTTGTCGCGGAGAAGCTGAAGCGTCGTCGAGATGACTGATTGAGGGGCCATGACAGGGGCTCCAAGAAGAAGGGGTTCGCGTTGTTCCGGGTGCTTCTTCGAAGTCCGCTATCAAGCTCCGCGGAGCGGGTGGCCTGACTTGTTCATAGGTTTACCCGTACAACGTCGATAAGTCAACCGTCGCGGTTGAGGGATTGCGCGAGCTTCAAGATATCGGCCGTGCTCATCTTGCGAAGATCGGAGCCCGACGGCTTCCGCGCGACCGCTCCTTTTCGCGGTGGAGCGGTCCCGCGAAGCGCTGCTTCCTTCGATGCTT